TTCCACATAACCGTAACCGGCACGCCCATTCAAATCTGAATACGTACCGGTTACGGTTACAAATGTGTCTACTGCTGTTGGCATATTGGACTCCTGATTGCTAGGGCTTTACATACCCTAGCTTACAGTCATCCGTTCTTGACTTTGTCCAGCACCAGCTTACGGATTTCGTCCTGAATGTCAAGGTCTTCACGAATACCGTTGACCATACCGTCTCGTCCCTGCCACTGGTGCTCTCCGAATCGGTAGTATGCACCAGCACGCGTGATGAACTTGAACATGACACCCATGGTGATCATGTCCTTGACGGCATCGTGCTCTCCAGGATGGAAGCCCTTCTGAGAGTACTCAAAGTAGAAGTCGGTAGCCGCAGTCTTCTGCGGAGCACCCGCCTTGTTCTTCTCCACCTTGAACTTGATGGACTGACCAACGATGATCTCGCCCTGTCCTTCCACCTTCTCCTTGATCCAGTCGTCTCGGGAGACTACAACTCTCTGGTAGAACGCAAAATCCTTAGCCTTTCCTCCGGGGAGAGTCTTTGGAGTTCCGTATGGAGAGAATCCCCCAATCTTTTCACGGAACTGATTAACCCAGAAACCCAGGTACGGACGATCCTCATTGAACGTGCCTCCTACCTTCCTGAAGAACTTACCGACGTTACGCGCACCAGCAGCCACGACAACGTCATCCATGCCTTTCTCATCCTCCTGATTGGCGATGAGAGCAGGGTACGAATCGATGACGTGACAGTCAAACTCCTTGGACATGGTAGCGTCCAGTACGGCCTGCATACCTGCTTCCATGTGCTGTGTCTCCATGACATAGACACGATCGTTGTCTACACCATTCTTCTCCGCCCACTCCTTGTCGTAGGGCTCAGAAGCCAGCCAGAAGACCTTCCAGTTAGGGTCCAAACGCTGGTTGGTAGCGATGGTGTGGAGAATACCAGAAGTCTTACCGGAAGACGATTCTCCATAGACCTCAACCCAAGAGTTACCCATCCAACCACCACCAAGGGCAGTGTCCAGAGACAGAATCCCTGAGGTAACACGGGGAGCCACGAACTTATCAGACGCTCTGATCAGCTTGGGTAGTCCAGCTTTCTCAAGCGCCTTGTTCTGCTCTGCCATGAACGTTTCAATACCTGCCATGCTTCTCCTTCTGTAAACGACGTAGGGCCGACTAGATAATCCTAGCCGACCCTACTGACAATGTCTAGCCCTACGTCAAGCTGTCAGCATTGATAAGGAGAACAACTCCCCATCCCACTGCCAACAGCACGATCCACAGCACTGTTGCAGGCCACGACGCCAGTACACCAATGAGACCAATCAGTCCCACGATGAACAGCATCAGGTTAGCCCAAGCCTCAGCCGACACACTACCTCCCAGAGTAGACCTTGATAGACCCGCTCCGTTGAGCGGTGACCTTGAGACTATGTCTTCCACCCATTATTGTCAAGCCAGGGTGTCGACGCTGCTGACGGTTACGATGATCGGCATGAATCTCTTCAAGCTCATCATCCAAGCCGTCCCACCATTCCTTCCACTCCTTGAGCTTTTCGATCAAGAAGGACACCCACAGGCTGCCTTAGTCTTGCCGTGAGTACGGCACCACATAGACGGACCCTCATTGACAGGTCGAACGGGTACAGGCTTCTTGGGGTCGAACTTCTCAGGCTTCTTCTTGAAGATAGTCACTACATCTCCTTCTTTTAGGAACCACAAACGCCTGATACGCAGGCCATTCCGTTACCTAGTTCTTCGTACTCGATTCCTTCGGACTGGATTGCTTCCGCGTAGCTTACCACAGTCAGCGGCTGTCCGCCACGTGCTCCGTCAGGGTACACCGTGACACCTCGTAGTGCAGGCAGGTGCTCCATCAGGATCTCTCCGAAGTCCTCTGGAGTATACATCTGAGACTCCCAACTTGGCAAGTTCAGGGTAGAGCTGATGCCGTGATCGACATAGGTCTGTACCCATGCCTGGAAAGCCAGTCGTCTGCCAGGATCAAGGGACAAGGTGTACGCAGTCTCCAGGCTGTCAGGATCAATGCCCTGGTCAGCCAGTCTCTTGGCGATAGGCTCCACCACATACTGGAAGTGCCACGTAGTTCCCTTGAGATAACGACGCTTATAGGCTACCGCGAACAGAGGTTCCACGCCAGTGGTCGTCTCAGCAACGATTCCGAGAGTACCAGTAGGTGCGACTGCACGCGTCTTGATGGGTACAGAGACCCCTAGAAGCTCCGCTGCGGCCTTGGCATAGATGTCTGAGCGGGAATACTCCACCAGCCACTCCCCAAGCTCTCTGTCGGGCGCGTACGGCTTTCCACGTACAGCCAGCCACTCGTAAACACCCATGATTCCCAAGCCCAGACGACGGTTCTTGTTGCGTGTCTGTGCAACTCCCTCATAAGGAACCTTGGAGTACAGAGTTCCGCACAGAAGGAAACGAGTAGCAAGCTCAGTCAGCTCAGCCATTTCCTCCTTGGATTCGATACGAGCAAGATTCAGGGAGCCCAGGTTACAGATGTCATTGTCATCACGAGAGGTAACTTCCGTGCAGGCATTACGCAGGTGTTCTCCAGCATTTTCACCGATATCCACAGAGAAACCAGGCTCTCCGGTCTTCAGCATTCCTTCAACGGCAGTCCAGTACACTTGCTGAGCCCATTCGTGATTGTCGCTCTCGTTCTTGTAGTAAGAAGGATTCTCGAATGCCTCAAAGAAATCGTCATCAAGAATAATGGAAATGTTAGTCATATCCATTGGTGCTGCGGCATTGAAATCCTTATCCTTCATTGCCACAATTTCAGGAGACCAATCCTTGATCTTCATGAAATCGAATACGTCTGCGTGATTCCAGTGAAGCCCTGCCCAAATAGCAGAGCGACGAGAGCCACCCTGCATGATGTTGCGTCCGATCTCGTTGATAGCCTGCATGAAGGCGATAGGACCGGTAGAAGTACCACCCATACCCTTCACGGCTGCCCCGTTGGGACGGAGCTTGGACCATACGATACCGATGCCTGCCCCTGTCATGAGACCGGAAGCTACACGCTGCATGAGATCAGCGATACTCTCACGGCTGTCCTCAACAGTCAAGAGCAGGCAGTTTTGTGTCTGGTGGAACGGCTTTCCTGTAGCGTACAGGTATCTGCCGCCCGGCATGAACTTGCGTTCGGTTACTGCTTGAGTAAGTCTCTCCACATCCTCAGGGAAATACGGAGCCATGACGGTAGAGATTACCCTGCGAGCCGTATCACCCCAATTCTCTCCTTCTTGAGCATACTTTTGGCGGTAAATGGTCTCCGCAAACGGGCTCATCTCAGTACTCAATGTCATGACTCCGTATTTCTAGATGTGTTCTCCGCCACCTGTCTGCAAGACAGCTAGTGACGCCTGCATTGTCTGTCCTCCTGCTACCTGTCTGGCAGCAGCTACCTTCTCACCCTTCTGAGTCGGTAGTGATCTCTCTCCGTAGCCGCTCTGCTCAAAGCGAGGATTGTAACCACAGTCCCCGCACGTAGGCATATTGGCAGGGGTGGCACGGAAATACTTGTCTCCTCCACAACCAGGACAGGTCTCACCCTGCTTCAGGCGAACGGAAGGAGTATATTCCTCCGTCTGAACCTGTCCTTGAGGTACTGCCCCCTGCTGAGAGGGTACTGCCCCTTGTGCCACCTGGGGGGCGGTATATAGGGGGTATAGCTCATTACTGCGCTGAAATGGGGCCGGAGCCGGGGCCGTGTTGGACAGCCCCAGCTTACGAGCCCAGAAGTTATCGCTCATCCATGTACTCCGTAGTGAATCATTCCCTTAGACATCATCTGACCTAGCACAGCCTTGGTAACCATCGTGGAAACCTGTGTGTGCTCTGCTGTGAGCTTTTCCAAGTCCTCTTCAGACAATTCCTCCAGCGCGGGATTGCGAACGGACAGCGCCTTTACAGCGGCTGCCGTAGCAAGGTGACAAGCCATGTCGATGTTGGGTCCGAAAGGCTCCAGGGCACGGTTACGAAGCACCATGTCCCTGTACTCCAGCTCCAGTACATCATCACTGGCTGGACTCTGCCCGTACTCCTCCGGACTCTTGATCATGGCTTCCCCAACCATGTCCCACATGAAGGAACGGCCAAGTGCCAAGGGAAGCAGAACCATACCCTCAGCAGGGTCTAGCGGTTCCACCTTCGCTTTGAACGGATCGTATTTTGCCAATTCTCTTCTCCTTAGTCCTTTGCGTCAGACCATCTGTCAACCACAGCCACGTCACCCACGTCTAGTGGTACGTGAATGAGGTCCTGAATTTCACTGCCCAGCATTGCTTCCCGAAGAAGAGCACTACCTACACTAACACGATCTTCTGGGCAAGTAAGAACGAGTTCATCGTGCACGGAAAGAATGAGTTGAATCTCCTTTCCAGGGTTCTTCTCAGCGTCCTCCTTCAGGAGCTTGTGAAGCCTCACCATAGCAAGCTTGATGATGTCACCAAGGCTTCCCTGGATAAGGCTGTTGAAGAGCTGACGTTCTGCACGCCAGACCTTCCACTGCATTTCAGGATTGTCCACTCGCAGATCCCACACACGGCGGATACGACCAAGGATCGTCTTAATGTGAGGGATGTCACGCTTCTTGGCAGCCCTGATAACAGCAGCCTTGAACTTGTAAATCTCGGGGAAAGCCTTACGGTGGTTCGCAAGCAGTTCCTTGGCCTCTTCCAACGTCATTCCCAGCATGTTGGCAACCTTGTCAGGTCCCGCGCCGTAGACGATAGCGAAGTTCAGGGTCTTAGCCGCACTACGCATCCACTTCTCTACCTTGTCAGGGTCAACCCCGAACACGAGAGCAGCAGTCTGAGTGTGTGCGTCAATGCCTGCCTGGAAACCATCGAACAGACCTCCATGACCGATGTAGCTAGCCAGGATACGCAGCTCCATCTGGCCATAGTCAGCCACCAGGAGCTTGTACCCAGTCGGAGCGATGAACAGACCACGGACCTTCTTACCCAGCTCCGAACGGGGAGCAGGAATGTTCTGAAGGTTCGGCTCTCGCGAAGAGAAACGTCCACTCACTGTTCCGTACTGTACCAGGTCCGTATGGATACGTCCATTGAAGATCAGACACGGCTTCTTTACCGGCTCATCAGGATCACCAAGATATCCCCGTACATATGTGCTGCGTAGTTTAGTGTACTCAGCATATTCGAGAAGAAGCTTGACGAGAGGATTCGATTCATAATCTTCAAGGGCTTCCTTATCTGTTGAATAGTCACGAACTCCGGGCTTGAAATTCGGGTCTTTCTTTTTCTTTTCCTTCGCTCCCTTAGTAAGTTTCTTTCCCTTGAGTCCCTGCCCTCCGTCCTTCTTCAGTCCATAGAGGATGTCCTGCTTCTGCTGAGTGGAGTTGATGTTGAACTGACGACCAGCAGCCTGGTAGATCAGTCCCTCCACCCGAACCATCTCCTTGGTCAGGTAACGGTCCAGCTCCTGAATGGCCTGTACGTCCACAGGAGCGCCTGCCAGACCCATGTCGCAGCAGACGGGCGTGACAGCCTCTTCAAGCGCTCTGATGCCGTCTAGACCCTCTGCACGGCACATCTCATCGAACATGGTCCAGAGCAGCCACGTGTACTTGGCGTCAAGGAGAGCGTACCGAGCCACCACGTTGAACGGATGCTTCTCAATGCACTTACCAACCTCCTCCTTGTCGTAGTCCACAGAGTAGTACCACTTAGTCAGAGTCTTGAGACCCTTATCCCTTGGCGCATTCCTTCCCAGGTTCTCAGTCGTACCGATATTTTCATCGAGAAGCCATTGCAGAACAATGGAATCCGACATCGGACCATAAGGAATAGCACCGAAATGCTTTTCCACCGAGATGAAATCGAATGTGGCATTGTGGGCAATCTTTACCCGGTTGGAAAAGAACAGAGGACGCAGTACTTCGAATACCTCAGATGCCCGGAGCTGAGCAGGAGGCTCATCGAACGTAGGCGGGAAGAGATCCATCTTCCCAGTCTCTCGGTTCTTCTTACGGTACTCCTTCTTGAGCAGGACGTTGCCGTTGGGGTGTCCCATGGGAATGACGATTGCACGGCCATACGTGGCCATGGAGAGCCACACCACACGGTTCTGTGTGGGGATGCCTCGGGTACCCGGACCAGCAGGACCAGGCATCGTCTCTGTGTCCCATGCGAACACGTCGAACTGGGAGAAGTACTCTACCTCCTCCCGAAGCTGCTCAATGGTAGTAACAAGTCCTTCCATAACCTTCCCTTCTCTACGACGAAGCCCCCTGCATGTAGAAAGAATCTATCATGCAGGGGGCACGTCTGTCTAGCTCTTAGCCCTTCTTGGCACGGGCTTCGTCAGCCTTACGCTTGATCTCAGCGACGATCGGAGCGAACTCCTTCATCTTGTTCAGAGGCCAGTAGAACATGACCTCCTCACCGTACTTCTTCTCCTGGAACTCCTCCACCTGATCCTCAGTCAGAGGCTCCAGGTCGTAGTCGTCACGAAGGTCATCCGCCTTGAGCGGGTGAACCGTGGACTGCCAGGCACCGTTGACCTTGGTCTGGTGCACGCGGAAGTACAGTGGACGGTACTTGCCATCCTCGTCCGTCTCACGGTTGAGAGGAGACGTACGCTTCTCCTGAGCCAGAGACTCAAGGATGTTCTTGAAGTTGTTACCGAACGTCCACTTACGAACAGTGTCTCCGTCTGTGGTCATGTCGACAACGTTCATCAGGAAGCCGTAGCTTGCAGTGCCCGGAGCCTCAGTGCAGATCGGGCAGTCACCCAGACCCGCAGCGTTGGACTCAGCCATCTTCTCCTGAGCAATGGTCAGCTCAGGGTTGGCGTTACCGGACGCGTAGCACATGACGGGAGCCTTGCCGGGACCCATGAAGTGCTGAAGGTAGAACAGGTCAGGCATCTCACTGAGGATCTTGATGACCTTGGCTTCCTTCACGTCCAGGTAAGGAGCCTGGACCACATCACGGCGCGGAGCACGGGGCGCACCCCAGCCACCTCCACCGGAGTAGGAAGGGCGGGGAGCAGAAGCGGACTTCGGCTCGTCCTGTACACCCTCGTCGGTGTTGACAGCGACCTTGGTACGACGAACAGCCATGTTGTTTCTCCTTTTGCCAGCGGCAGTTAATTACGAGGTGTTACATTTACAGGTACTACTCTACACTATCGGACTGACATCAGCCGAGCTTGCGTACGAAGCTCTCCTTGATGGACAGCGGAAGTGCTGCCTCAAGCTGCGGATTCATCAGCGAGAATACACGCTCATCCATGTCCGCCGCAACTGCGTCGATGTCCTGCTCAGGAGAGTAGCGTCCCTTCACAGCGGCGAAAGCGTGGTGAGCCTCGTAGTCACCGTAGTTGACCTTCAGCGTTGATGTTACCGTGTACTCCAGTACTCCGTCAATCGGATGGACACTGTGGATCGTGTCATGCTCCACAACCTCAGCCTTGGTGTCCTCCGCTACCGCAGTTCTCTTTGCAGCCATGCCTCTCCTATGTCTTGTTGCACTGCTTGAACAGTTCTACAGCCTTCTCGGTAAAGACTGTATCAGACAACTTCTTACCCTTGTCGGGCCAGAAGATGCCTTCTTCCTTGGCGATCCTCACCAACCCCTCAACCATAGCACGGGTGTACATTCTACGTCTACCCCGTGGGTCCTTGGAGGGCTTCACGAACACAGACTTGGGTAGGATACCCTCCTTCTCCCAAGCGCGCAAGGTGTTAGGACTTCTCCCACCCAACGCAAGCGCGAGAGCGCCAATGGGAAAGAACTGCATTTCCTTACCCTTTACGGTAAAGATATACGGCTTCAAATCCCATTGGTCACTCTCGTGCTGTTGTGTCTTCTGCTTTTCCTCTATGTCGAGAGGCGTGGTGGAACCAGGAAAGAACTTACTCAGTAGCTCGTTCGATTCCATACAGATCCATCAGCCTTTCCATGTACGTTCTCGTTGTTTCGTTATCGCTTTCCCGCGATTTGTTGTAGGCAGCCTCTACGATACCGCAGAGGAAATCCCACTCAGGACTCCCCGAGTCCCGCAGGTTCGCCAAGTCTGCTGGCAGCGTCTCTGATGGCACTGTAGACGTACTCAAAAGCTTCCTCCGAATCTGCCTGCACATGCCAGACCTCTACGTCCTCAGGAGACTCGTGCTCGTCCTTGTAATCATAGACCTCTGCCCAGCCATGTGGCGTATGGATGTCCCATTGTGCCATGACTTTGTCAGGATCACCAGCCCCGTGCTTACCAAGCGCCTCAGTAAGCACAGCAAAACTGGTAGTGATGTACTCTCGTTGATTACGCGCCACGGGTCTCCCCGGCATCTGACACAAAGAAGTCATCTGCGATCTGATCCATGATGTCATCGTGAGCCTTGTTCAGGAACAGCTCCCACGCATGATCGTACTCCGTGTACATCTGGGCTTCCTCATAGAACTGAATGTCGTTCCACAGGGACTGTAGCTCAGGCGTCAACCGAATATGAATAGTGGGAACGTCCAGGCGCAGCCAAACCTTGTTCTCTGCCATCTTTCCTCTCCTGGAAGTACTTGTCAAGGAAGTGGTGGTCAACGATCTCCACCTCTCCTTCGTAATACCAGCCGTGCTGGTACCGAGGGGACTCAGTGCACTTGATGATGTAGTACAGCACATGGTCATCGGGATCAGTCCATGTATTCATGACCTCCACTACCCAAGGGTGCTTCGGATCAGAGCATTCGATAGCGTTGTCCAGAATTGTGCCAACTGCAAAGTAGTCCATTGAGTCCCCTCAGTTCATCAGTCGTGTTCGTAGTCGAATTGTACAACACGCCCAGGAGTTACTACAACCTGAGTGTGGTCACCAAACTTCGTACGCAACGCGTCTTCAAACTCCAGCTTGTGGATAGGGATATCCACGTCCGTGATGCCGTCAGGATGACCGGGGCCAGGAATGTAGTCGTACGTCCCTTCCTCATAACGCTTGTAGTACTTGCCGTCGATCTCCTCGTAAGGAAAGTAACGGTAGCTGCTCTGAGCTACGTACGCCTTCTCGGCATCGTAGTCCTCCTTGGACACTTCCACAAGTCTGTCCTCGTAGAAGTCTCCATTAACCCAGTGCTCAGCCACTTCCTCATTGGAGGTCACGCAGAGATCATACACACTGAACTCGCACGGCTCACCATCGTTGAAGTAAGGCGTGTACTGGTGCCATGTGGCAGCCTTGATGCCCTTGTAGAACTCCTCCTTGAAGTACGGATAGAGTTCTTCGATGTCCTTCGGGACATAACTTCTACGAGAGTGATGGAAAGGAATGTCTCCCTCAATGGGAATTCCCATGAATTCTCTCTCGTCCTTATTCAGTCTTGTCAATTGCGCCTCCAAATACCTGTTCGAAATTCCCGATCTCCTTACGCAAGCCTCCGGACATCCAATCGTTCTGCTGGATATCCACACGCTTGATGTAGTCTGCAAAGCTGGGAAGGAAGCCCAAGTCTTCCATGATGTGTCGCTCAGCAATGAGACGTACAGGTACTTCTACAGTCCCGTGGCCGTTCTTCTTGGCCACAGTGATTGTCTTCCCGAAGATTTCCTGGCACAGCCAAGTACCTTCAGTGTGGTGATACAGGGCACGGTGCCTTACATCACCGATACCCTTCTTGGAAGAGTCGATGAACTCCTCAATGGGTAGGTAGTCCTGAGGACTACCGCCCCACTTCCGTGCTGCTGACACCGCGTGATGCCAACTATTCACCAGCCGAACCTCTCTTCTGTCTCGTCAAGCACACGCTCTTCCAGCTCTACGAGACTCAGGGAAACGAAACGGGTACCCGCCTCGTAGCAGTCACTGTCTTGTAGCTCTGCAATGAGATAGGGCTTGCCGTCCAGAATTACCCAGCCTCTTGATGTGGTGTTCATACCTCTCCTCTGCGGGACATAGCCAGATACTCTCGCCACGTGACAGGACAGCCTGGATACGCCTGACAGTCGTCGGAGTCCCCAACGTAGTCATGCGTGTGCTCAGGCGTACGGATGATAGCAAGCTGGTGCATCTGCTCTTCGTAGTAGTCAGCCACCAACTCAGTGAAATCCCAGTCCCCAACACTCATGTCGAGATCCTTGATGACCTCAAGCATGTCTTCCTGAGTCAGAGACATAAGGGAATGCACGATATCCGCAGTGTCAATATCCGCTTCCAGATAAACCTTGCTCATCAGTAGTCCTCCGGATCGTCTACACCCTCGTAGAAGCGCCAAGCCTGGCTATAGCCCTCCCAATTATCGACTCCCGCAGCTTCCAGCGCATACAGGAAGTCACGGTCCTTCTGAAGTCCCTCGTACTCTTCCTTTGAAATGACAATCATGTCATCTGGTACGGGTACACCTGCCATACGCATTCCCTTCTAGTAGTCCATAGCCAATACCCTCCCGCAGGAATGACGGGAGGGGACTGACTAAAGCCCACTAGCAGCCTCGGTGATTGTACTTCATGTCCTTCACCTTGTCACCCTCGTTCTTGCCGTAGTGCTCAAGGTAGGTGCTGTGGCTGACGTTGAACCAGACGTCGTTGTGAACGTCGTCGTCACTGTCCTTCCACTGGTCAAGCTCAATGCAGTACTTCGCATCCTTGACCTTCTTACGGTAGGTCTCCTGATGGGAACCCACACTCACGCGCTTACAGTCCTGGTAGCTCTCGGTGGAGTACCAGGTGCGCTTGTTCTTGCCAGTGCCAGAGGTGTTCCTCTTCTGGCGAGTCTTGGTCGTGCACTGCTGCTTGTAGTCCTGAACCGTACGGGTAGCCGTCTTGTACTTCGCGGCGCTCCCCTTGGCCTCATCGAACAGTCCAGATGCCTTGTGCTCCACACCGCAGCCCGAAAGCAACAGTCCACCAGCAACCATGGAACCCAGAACAGCGTACTTGACCTTCATTTTCTCCCCTTTATTCAGCGATTGGATTGAAAGCCCAACTCACTGTCTCAGTGAAGCCCTTCTCAAAGGTGTCCTCATCGATCAGATCCTGAACGAAAAGGTTCCACCAGGCATCCTGATCAACTACCTCCACAGTCTTGATCACGTCAAGGTGATGCTCCGTGAAGTCATCATCAGACACGGCCTTGATGAACTCCTTGATGAAGTCCTCATTGAGACGCTTGCTGGACTTGCGTGTGTACTGTAGCGCCTGGAAGTTATCCTCCCCCATCTTCACGGGGTTGTCAAGCTCCAGCACTCTTGAGCCAGCCGCATTCTCTCGTCCCTGGGACTTGATGTACGGCACCAACTCGTCTCGTGTATCTTCCATCTCCTTCTTGAGATCCTTGATCTCCTGTCGGAGTGTCAGGTACTTGGCTAGCTTAGTACGTACGACGATGTCAGTCAAGGTAGTCCTCCAAGAACTTTGTAAGGCTTCGTGCAGTAGATTCCAGCTTACCACCAGGCACTGACATTCGTCCACCCACGATGGCACCTGCAACCTTGTTCTTGAAGTCCAGCTTGGCTCCCTGGTACTCCTCCACACTATCAGCCACAATCAGATTGTCAATGTAGACATTCCGGAACGTACTGGACGCTCTGACATGCCTTCCATTGCGCTGCTTGAGTGCTCCGGAAGACAGAGGTCTGTCGTAGTTGATCAAATGTGAAGCCATGAACAGGTCCACACCATACCCTCCCGCATCCGAAGAAAGGAAGAGTCGTGTATCAGGATCTTCACCGAACTGTGCGATAGCTTCGGCTCGCTCCTTGCCGTTCATTCCTCCATGAAACAGGACCGGACCGTACTTGTCAAGCCTGTCTGCTAGCAGGGGCAGAATGCCCTTGAAGCGGCAGAATACGATCACCTTATGAAGGAGATCCTGTTCCATGTACTCTTCCACAATCTCTACGCACGCGTCAAGTTTCGCGCCATGCGAGCCTTCCGGAAGAAGTCGTCCATCAGCACGTAGTTGCGACGCATACTTAGAGCCATGGTTCGAGTCGGGATCGTCATAGGCTTCTGCCGAGGCTCGAAGTAGTTGCGGGTCATCGAGAAGGAGGTGTAGCGCAAGTAGTCGAGATGTGATCCGTCCTGTGCTGGAATCTCCTTCGGATGCGTCACCACCCTCATAGTATCGAGAGAGGTCCAGGGAGATTGTGGGTCCCGCCATACGAAGTTCGGCCAAGAGGTCTCGTGCGATGTAGTCATACAGCTCCTTAGTCTGAGGGTCCATGTCGACGTGCACGTTGTATTCTTCCACAGTAGGCATGAAGTCCGCAACCTCAGGATCATCCTTGCGCTTATTGACACATGCTGTCATCAATCGGGCATGGAGTTTGTCCACATTGCGATAGCCCGTAATGATATTTGTGTAGACATTACGGTCAATGTAATCTGCTTCGAAGTCACGCCAATTACCGAATACGGAATCATCAATCCATTCCATAATCGAAAAGACTTCTTCTGCTTTTCCATTCTCAATTGGTTCGGCAGTCAATCCAATTCGATATGGAGTTCTTACGGACTTCTTAATTGTCTTTGTCTGTTGTGGACGGAAATTCTTAATGGAAGTCACCTCGTCCACAAGCGCCAGTTCGGGCTTCAGAGCCTCTACGAACCAGGTGTCGGAGACTACCTGCCTCAGACCCATGACAACGTACGAGGGACGCTCCTGGAGGGCTTCCTGGTATGCCTTCTTGCGCTTGGCAGGAGTCATGGAACCGTCGATGACAATGCAGTCCTGGTCCGTGAACTCTGAGATCCTGTTAGCCCACTGTACTGTGAGGCTAGAGGACATGATAAGCAGTGCGCAGTCTACCTCTCCCTTGTCTCGTAGTGCTTCAATCGCGTGGAGTGATACCACGGTCTTACCTGTACCTAGATCCAACGCAAGAAGCGCCCGACCCCTTGATGTAATCAGGGCGGACGCTTCAAGCTGGTAAGGTCTTAGCTCACCTTTGAATGTCATATCCTAGCCAACGGCAGAGCCACAGAAGTTAGTACCGCTTTTCGAATTTGGTTGTCGGTAACCTCTGGCTCTCCGATGTCCTTCCCTTCTATTCCGGAGTAGTTCAAGAACTTGATTGACTTACCGGAACGAAGGTACTTCTGTCGGAGCTTTCTGGCCTGCTCTCTTCCGGCGTCGTCGTTATCGAGTGCGATAACAATAACACTTACCCGGTCGAAAAGCAAATCCATTTGTGCGTCAGTCACTTTCGCCCCGTATGAGGCGACTCCTCCCATGATTCCTGCCGTATACAGTCGTAGGCAGTCAAGGGGTGACTCCAGGAGTACGGCCATCGGCCCTTCAAGTACGTCAATACCAAAGAGAGTCTGACCTTTAGGGATGCGGGCAGGCTTGTTGTCAAAATACCCATCTCCCTTCTCTTGATATCCCCACAGGTCATGAGTGTCAGGATCGCGGACAGGGAGAATCCAGTGCTCACTCTCCCTGTCCCACAAGACACCGTAGTGGTTTACCGCTCCCTCAGAGAGCCTTCGTCGTGCACGCTCTCGCTCGGGAGGCGGACCGAAAAGAGCCAGTCGTGACTCATTCCATTCCCTACGTGGCACGAACTGTTCACGGTCAGCGGGAGCCTGAAGATATCTGCGGACTCGTTCGACTCCACCACGACTACGGACCCACGCTGCTGCGTCTGCACGAGAGACATTCAAAACCTCCTGGACTAGAAAGACGAATGAACCTTCGAAACCACAACTGAAGCAACTGTGCTGACCCGTGGCCAGATTGACTGACCACTTATCGGGCTTGCTTTCCTGCCGCCCCAGGTTTTCCGGGTGACCTGGACAGTACGCCCAGGCTTCCCCGTCCTTCAACTTTACCGCTTGGATTCCCAGTTCGTCAAGGGCTCCGAGTACGTCACCCGGAACTGGGATACCACCCGAGCCCCAACCACTAGTAGTCCGTCGTGTACTCCTCATCATCGTCGTCCATCAGCTCCGTGTCAAGGTCGTCGTCCATGCTTTCCAGCTCCGTGAAGGTGCCTGTGTTGAAGTCCATTTGTACCAGACATTCAGTGGGAGTGCCACGTCGAGTCATGATGATCTTCAGCTTACGCATGTGGATGTCCTCTGTACGCTCCACACCGATCACCACATTGGAGTACTGTGCGAAGGCACGGCTACCCATCATGGAGTCGTTGTTCAGCGTCTCACCCTTGGTACGGGCAGGAGTCGACTGAGTCACGTCCAGAATACAGATTTCACGGTTCATCGCCATGAACTTCAGGCTGGACACGATGTTGGAAAGTGCCTGAGGAGAGCCCTTGTCGAACCCTTCCTCATCCTCCATCATGTACACACCATCAACCACGACGATGTCTGGCTTCAGTAGGTCGATCTTAGCACCGATGGCCGTGACTGTCATGCAGTCCTCGGAGAAGATCATCGGAGGCAGGTTCTCTGTCATGTGGACTGCTCTCTCCAGAGCACTCCATTCCTCATCGTTGATGTTACCGCTGAGGAGCTTCATGTCATTGATACCCGCACGGTACGCGTCAAGACGCTGCTCCTGCTCTTCACACGTCATCTCAAACGTGATATAGAGCACTCGCTTACCGTACTCCTGTGCATGCTTTGCCATGAGCAGAGCGAACACAGACTTGGACGCCTTGGGAAGACCAGTCAACGTAATGAGCTGACCAGGCTGGAAGCCCTGTGTGGCCTTGTCGATAGTCTCAAAGCCAGAGGGGATACCAACCATCATCCCAGGGTTGTTCTTGCGCTCACGGTACCGTGCAAGACGTTCAGCACCGTTCTGGGTAATGTCCACGTCCCGAGACTTGGGAACATCGTTGTGGATCTTACCCACCAGAGCACCAAGACGATTGACAGCCATGTCGATGTCAGGCATCTTGGATTCACCGTTCAGATCCACGGAGTCCAGGTAACCTACCACCTCACTCAGGTGGTCGTCAATGATGCTGCGCACATGCTGGTGCTGCATGCGCTTGATGATATCTCCCCAAGGCTCGTCAACCTCAACGAGCTTCACCTTGGGACAGTCGTTCACCATGACCCTCAGGGAGGGAACCTCACCATGGTCACGGTAGTACTCAGTGATGTAGGAGTAGGCTTCTCGCCAGTCCTTGTTGGTAAAGAACCGAGACTGGATATCCCCTGCTTCCGCAAGAGTTCCTTCCTGGATAATCTTGGATACCAGGAGCTTTTCCGGATCAAGAGTTCCCGCCATGCCCTCCCCTTCCTATGTGATGAGTCCCATCAAGTTCAATTGATCAGGGGTGCAGTACTTCCCCTTGCTGCCCCACCTTAGCATCCTCTCCGTTGCTGGATCAAGGACTGCCAGGATGGATCTGTCGTAGACCAGCTCGTGCATCAGCTCCTGCTCATCATAGGCTACAACATCACCGAAGAGCAGGTTCTTCTGGTCGAGCTTGTTCCGAACAGCGTCCGCAAAGTCTGCACCATAGAATGTCAGGATGTCAACCCTGAAGTTGTAGCGGAAGTATACGTCACGCATACCCTGTTTGGTAGGCTCGTTAAGTACGTACTGATTTACCGCTTTGTCCCATTGTCTGCGCTTACGAGCCAACGCCTCAAGGGCCTTGCTTTTGGTATCTGGAAGGATACCCACAAGACCCTCAAAGACGATATAAACGCGAGGGAGAACGGTATTGCTCAGTTCACCCTTCATCATGTGGCGACACTCCAGAAGGAGCCGCTTCCAGTCGTGCACGGAAACGAGCCACCTCCATTTCGATCACGTCAGGATTAAGAAACTCCACGGTGACCTGCTCTCCGTCCTCGTTCAGAAAGCTACCGAAGTCAGAGAACGCCTCGTCCACGGCCTTGAACAGCTCCTCATTGGGCTCGTTAGGGTCCGGGCAGGGTGCAGTGCTCATTACTCTCCTTAGAAGGGTTCTTCCTTACCACAGCGGCAGAAGGAGCCACAGTGGCCGTTGTCATCGTCAATCCAGTGGTAGACGTGCTGGTGTTCTACCCAGCCTCCACCCGATCCGTTGGACACTGGAAGATCATAGTCCCACGGCTCTTCCAAGTCATCACGGCAGCAGCCATCACAGCCGTGAATCCAGATACCCAGTCCGTATCCGCTCTTCGCCATGAAGCTAGCAGAGTCAGGGTCGGGATGTCCAATCCCGTGGTCACAGATACGTTCGATCAGGAATCCTCTGTCCTCTCGCATGAGTTGCTTTGCGTCAGACAGCGGATGATACGACGGATTGTGAATTGCGCAACCGTCGATGTCGCAATCAACAGTCCGCTTATGTACATAGAACTTACGTCCCGTGCAGTCTTCCCAAGTGTCATGAAGCTCTCCGTAATGCTCCAGAGTCTTCTCTTCGGCAAGCTTTCTCTCGTGGAATTCCTGCATGAATCGGAGAGACATATCAGTGTATGCCTCTCGGAATTCAGGGTCCGCAAGGTCTTCCACGAGGTCCGCCCAGAACTGACCGTGGTCGAACTTCGGGCGGGGTCCTCGTCTCTTCATATTCAGAAGCCTCCAGAGTCGCAGGAAGACGATGAAGAGTCGTAGCTGTAGCTACTGGTGTCGCACGACGGAGACGAGTCGTAGTAAGCAAAGCTACCCGTGTCCGTGCTGACAACAGAATTGGTGAAGCTATCCACCCACACTACAGGCTGGTTGTACTTGGAATAGTTACAGGACATCTTGTGAGAACGTCCCTTAGCTACCCTACAGATACGGCAAACCGTAGCCATTCTTACCTCACTTCTACATAAACGGCATTCTTGGTGACATTCCAAACCCGGTAAGGTTTGCCTGTCTTGTTAGCGGAAGCGCGGGCAGTGTTAGCACCGCCCGCCTTCCGCACTTTACGGTCCTTTACCCAGCGACCGTTGACGAATACCTGAAGCTCGTATACGTCGTTTACCTCATGGCGTACAGCCACTCAGAAGTCTCCATCCGCAACCTGAAGAACCGGAATACCCAGCTTACGCATGCGACGGACAACCCTGTTGCGGTCGTCCAGCATGAACTCCACATCGTAGTTGTCACGGATGTACTTGTCAAACAGGAACTGCTTGACATCCGCATCGTTCACGGTAAGCTGATCAGCCGGACGCATGTACAGGTAGTCCAGGGTGATGTTGTTCTTGTCCGCCCACTCTAGCGTGTCCTTGCGGACGTTGTCCACATCCGGACGACCAGAGAAGCCGATGATCACGTAGCCGTAGTCCCAGTAGGTGTTGACGATCTCACGAATGTGACCGTGAACACCATCAGTACCCACACGGCTGTAGTCGTAAGGACTACGAGCCACGTGCTCTGCCAGCGTACCATCAAGATCCACCAGGACAGCCTTGGGCTTGCCCACGGGCTTGATGTAGCGCGGAGACAGAACCACGTCGTTCATGAACTCATCCGTGAGCCTCCACGGCTTGTTGAGCTGACGTGCCATCCCACGAATAACCTCGGCACCCACAGAGTCCGGACGCTTGGCGTCACGCTCAATGCAGGTAGCCACAGGGACGTTCGTGAAGTCGGCAACGAGGAAGTCAACGTCTCCGTCGAACAGCTTCTTGATACGGGTGGGAGACTTCTTGTTCAGGTTCGTGTCATGCACGATGATGCTCTTCCCTTCCTTGACTGCCCGGACAATGATCTCGTCCTGGATCTTGGAAACGAAGTTCTCCTGCTCCTTGGTCCCGATAGGACCGAAGCCGAGCATCAGGCGAATGTCATCCCGAGAAGTCAGGACCATCTCGCCATCGAACTGGGCTGCATGCTGCTTAGCCCACGTGCTCTTGCCCGATCCGGGAAGTCCCGTCGTCAGGATTACTGCCACTGTCTCCTCCTTCGAAGATGGGAGCTAGGAAGTCCCATTGTCTTTGTTGGTCGAACCTCAGCCTACCATGTTCCTGCTGGACTCGCCAGAGGTACTTGTACTGCTGTTCCCATTGCTTCATGATGTCTCTGCCGATGTACGGCATCAAGACCAGTCCCTTCTGATTTCGATAAGAAGGGCGTTGGCAGCGTCCGTGTTCGGCTCGTACCTCACATGAGGCTTGCGCTCATTGAACAGCATCTCATACTCTGCCATGATGTACTGCGCGTAGTCAAGGTCTCCGTTACCTACACGGTGTCCGAAGTCTCTGACCTGCGCCGCTTCCAACTCATCCAACTCTACCGAAAGCTCACCCGTTCTGTAAAGCCCGAATCCCTGGATAAGGAGACGGTACAGATGACGTGCGTGCTTCTCAGTACGCTTCTTCATGTCGGAGCCGAAGTCCCCACGTCGCTCAAGAAGCTTGAACTGCTGAGTAGCGTAGCCGAAGTAAGCGTTCCTGACAAGCTCTGCACTGGCGAACCAGTGACGAGAGTCAAGCAGGTACTCACCAGGCGTGGAAATCTCCTCGTAAGCCCAGTCAGGGAGCCACAGAAGCTCCAGGATGGACGGGTTGGACTTCAGGGCGAGACGCATGAACTTACCAATCTCATGGTACGTCTCGTCACGCGTGGCGCTGGTGGTGTGCTTGGTGAGATCCTTGTCCTGAACGAGCGAGAGCCCCAGGAAAGTCTCCTGAGGCTCCGCGTAGATACCCATAATGTCAACGTCCGACTCAGGGGTAGCCAGCCCGTAGGCACAAGATCCCACAATCCCTCGCAGGATTGTGTTCATGCCTTATCCCTTCTTCATGTTTTCTACGTTCTCGATAATTCCATCACCGATATACGGAGTGAAAATACTGGAAAGCGGATTGGGGTCAGGGAATTCCAGCTCAATCATGTTGATGACATCCTGGAGTGCCTGGTTGTACCCAGCCTTATAGCCGTCCTGCGCACCCGTGTGGTAGTCACTTTCCATTCTTCACCCTCCTGGCAATACGGTTAGCCATTACACGGACACTGACAGGGCTCTTGGCATCCTTGAGCAGAGCCTCAATGTCATCCCGCAAAGTCTTGTCTCCCACTTTCTGCCTTTCCTAGTAGTCGACGCCGTGAGCCTTAACAGCAGCCCAGAACTCTCCTTCAAGAGTCTCGAACTCCGAGAAGTAATCTACCATCTCGTCCCACTTCTCTGCAACATCGTCTGGCAGATCATAGTCACTGCTACGGAGACCATATTCGAGAGCGGAGGTCAGTCCACCCTCCCAATCGATCTTCCCGACGAAGTCTTCAAGGTCATTACTCGGCTTGAATTCCGTCATGTGTTTCTCCTAATCCTCATAGTTCTTTCGTGAATCGGACCCTGCCATCTGAATGGTTTCGAATGCTTCCTTGCGGAAGGAATCGAAAGAGGGTCCATACACACTGTACATGTCGTCAGGGTCCACGTTCGTTGTGACGATGGTAGGACGGCTGTCCTCCACCCTACGACGGATCAGCTCGTGCAGCACGCTCTCCGTGAAACCAGAGGAGGTACGGTGCTCCTGACCAATGTCGTCCAGGACAAGCAGAGTGGCCTTCTCAGCCCTCCGCAGGATCTTCCTGGCCTCTTCCTTCTCCTCGCTCTCTTCCTTCGCGTACGTGGCTGTCAGAGCGTTCTTGTAGTCCGCGAAGCGGATCATGAACACCTGATAGTTGATCGACAGCCACTGTACTTCAGTGGCAATGGCAGCCGCAAGAGTCGTCTTACGCGTACCGTTCTTGCCCCAGAGCATCAGACCACGTCCAATGTCCTCACGTCGGGAAGGGTAGTCCCCACGCTCACGTCGTCCAGGACTGATGAAGTGGTTCTTGAAGTTGTCGATGAACTCCTGAGCGATCCCAAGCGCCTGTGCGCCTGTGTCATCGTTCGGTTCGTAGTCTTCCAGCCCCAGGTCACGGAAGCGAACGGGGATACCCGCCTTCTCCCACTTGACGTGGTAGTTGAAACCCTTAACCCTGCCCATGTTCCTCCTTGTACTTGTCGTAGTACTTCTGAGCGACCTTAGGAGACCTTAGCACTTCTAGGAAGGCTTCGTAAGTACCAATCTCACGAGCCTTGTCCAATGGAGACAGCTCCTTCTCAGGTACTACCTCTTCCTTGGGCTGTAGCTTAGCACTATTCTGCTCAGCGCGGTAGAGGAAGTCTCTCCAGCCCGGATTGGGTCCCCTGGCAAGCGGTTCCTTGACGTAGAAGTCAATGAGTTCCTTCACCTCTTCCTCAGTTTTACCAGCCGTGCGCCACTTTTTCAACTGTGACGCAAGCGCAGTAATGTGAGTCATGGTGTAGCCGTTGCTCCATGACGCAGACCTTACCTCACGGTCAAAGTACTGCGCAACCTTCACAGCATTCCACTGAACGACAGAGGGGGACCCCTCGTCAGAAGAGTCCCCCCACAGGTCGCTCAGGACGTCGTCGTATCCCAAGTTACCCTCTCATAGTCTTCACTGTCCAGATTCTCCCACGGCATGTAGTCCTCCAGACCATCACCATAGCGGATGTACACGACACCATCGGAGTCCACAGCCTCCACGGTAACGTCGCGCTCTACAGCGTCCAGTGGAAGGTCTTCTCCGCCACTCAGAGAGGAAAGCATGATAACTCCCGTGTAACGGAGCTTGTCACCAACCTCAAACGGATTCGTCTCGTGCGCCATATTGCCTCTCCAGTAGAAGTTCTAGGTAGTGAATGGCCTTCTCGATATCTTCACGGCCATTCTTCTTGCGGTGTCTTGCTAGGTACTTTAGGGCACTGCCCTCGTAGAAGTCAAGTCCCCACGCGTCAATGACATCAATGGGTTGGAGACTACCCTTGTAGTGGGTACCTCCTACCTGCTTCTCACGTACCGTAGGCTGTACAGCCTTCACAGACTTTTCCGCCACCTTAACGGTAGGCATTTCATCCTTGTCCTGCCAGATATAGCCATCGCCACGGTGAGTGAGGTGGCCTCCCTTCAACTGACAGGAAGCCACGTCACCGTTGTACGGACTCTTGTACCGTGAATCACAGTTTCTGTCACTCATCTGGCGTTGTCCAAGAGCTTGTACAGATCGTACGCCGCAGCGTGCGCCTCGTCAAGAGTGTTTCTGTGGTTGTGCACTTCCGTCTCAAGCTCATCAACGTACTCTGTGTCGTGCCCGTTGACAAGCTGATCGTACTCCTCATCGCTGAGGAATACCCCATCTGTCCCATTCCAGGACATAGGAATTCCAATATCCACTACTTGTGATCTCCCATCCACTTCTCCATAGCCGTGTGACGCGCCATGCTGTCCTTACGATAGCCCCAGCTCTTCACAGCTTCTTCTGCCGCCCAGACAATAAGGCTCTCTGCCGTTTCGTTAGGAGAATCATCGACATGGAAAAGCGTGGCCGCCACTTCCTTGCTTCCGATCTTCCTCTTTCTACGAATAGTCAACCTTGTGTAACCGAATCCGCCCATACCGATTCGGTAGAAGTACCCGCTCGGGAGCTTAGGCGCTCCCAGAGCGAGCATTTCCGTCATCGTCACTTAGTCTCCTTGAGCATATCAGTGAGGGCATCGATCGTCTTGGCGTATGCCTGAGACATCTCCTTGATACCCTCCCCGAGCTGAGCCAGGGAGTCCTTCGAGACCACCAGCTTATCACTGGGGACCGACACAGACGCCTGCGCCTTGGACACGTCTGCCCACAGATCGGGCACAGGAGCTTCTACAGACACAGTCAGAGGCTTGACAGGCTCCAGCTCCTTGGGAAGCTCAGAAGTCTCCTCTACCACCTTGGCCTCAACAGGCTCAGGCTTGGGAGCCGCTGCCCTCTTGCGCGGGGCAGGCTTCTCCGTAAGAGGCTTCTCGGTAGGAGGCTTCGCAGCAGCACGCTTACGCGGAGCCGCAGCCTTCTTTGCCGGGGCAGCCGCTGCCTTGGCAGCCTTCTCCTGCTCCTTCTCCGCAGCGAGACGGATTGCTTCCTTCGTCTCGAACTCTTCGCGCTCCCGCTCCTCCTTCAGAATCTCATCGGTCGTCTTGAAGTTGGGGAACGAGTCGATCATCCCGTCAAGGTTCAGCACGGGAATGGACTGGTAGTTCTTCAGCTCACCCACCAGCTTGACATCGTCATCCTCATCGTAGAGAACGACAACGACAACCTCGTTGCCTGCCTTCTGGAATTCCACCAGAGACGACATGGCAGCCTCAAGGGCACCAGAGGTGATGGTGGTCCCGTTCTCCTCACACTGCTTCGTCTTATCAGCCCTGGAGATGGAAGCGTGACCAGCGTCAGGCTCCACAAAGGCGTGGATCGGGTAGTTACCGACAGCCCACTCCTTCAGGATACGGTCCATCGATCCCGTCAGACCCTTGGTGTAAGGGATGAGCAGAGTAGCCTCACGCTCGTCCTTCGGGCCGAAGATGTAGTCCTCCACGTTGTCCACGAAGTTCTTGAGCGTGGTCGTACCCGACCCCACGAGAACGATGTAGAGATCCTTGTCGTAGTCCTGACCCATTCCTGTTTCCTCCTCTTTCGTTGGGGTGTGTGAGCTAAGTTCTATCAGACCAGCAGAGTGGTGTCAATCCGCATGGTCATCCGGTCGTTGCCTTCGCCCTTGAAGAATCTCCAGAGCCGACCCTTGCTGTCAAGGTGGTCCTTGCCCTCAATAGGCTCGTACTCGTTGTCCGGACACTTCCATCCTCGCATGTACTGATTCGCCCTGTCAATCGACATGGCCACGACTTCCACGTCATCCCAGCGGTTGCCATCAAAGCCTTCACTCCAGTGGTACCGCATGATGACGTACATGTTGTCGTCCATTGCGTCTATCCTCCTGTATTCGAGAGTGTTGTGTCAACTATGGAAGCGGAGGCAGTCCTGACCTGCGAGGATTGATGACCACAGGTGGTCCGCTCCTGCGCACCAGTCCATGTACGAACCCTGCCGCGCTTGCCGTTGCGAGAACAATCAACCACATAAGCGGCAAGAAGTAAACCCCTAGCGCGATCAGGGCAAGCAGGGGTAGCGTAGCCCACACAGGGATACGCGGTAGCGCATCGTACAGGTACTCGTACGTACCTGACGCTGCTACAACAGACAGTACAATTTCTAGAATCATGGCTCTCCTTCGTTGGTTAGGGCTTCACTGTAGCACACTTGACAAGGTTCGGGTAGGTGTGTACACTCGTCTTTTGTTAACCCAATCCCTGGTAAATAAGAAAAGGACTATAGGATTTGAATTCCTATAGTCCTTTTACTTTTATGTAGGAGGTTGTGCATATAGAATTGAGTAATTTGATCCTACTGGAACATTATCTGCCGTAATTTGCTCTACGCGTGAGCGCTTGTGAGTCAAGTCCTGGTAGAAATGTGTTCTGGATTGGTTTCTCGTAGACTCCCACAGATAATCAGCACTTCCGAAATCACCATTGAAGTGATCAAGAGGCTTATCCGTCTCGGTAACCATTACCGAGTCAACCCAGTAACTGAATGGCGGAGGAGATCCAAGAACATCAGCACCGTACACCCATACCCAGATATGGAATTCAGGCAATGCCTGTGTTGGCAACGTATACGTCTGCTCAAGGCGTACCCAGTCTCCGTCCACATTCTGAGGTCTGGTTCCGTCTGTCGCCTGGCTGTACATCATACCGTTGTTCACAGATGTTGAACCGAATACTCCAGTACCGTTGGCGTCATAGAAACTCAAGCCGATATCAGGACAGTTAGGACCCTTACGTACCCATACTGAGAAGTTGTACGTGTGGCCCGCCTTGAGTCCTTGAATCTGTGGCAGTGAAGACCCCTGCCAGACTCTCTGAGACCCTAGACCAATACGAGACGTAGGAGAGAGCGTAGTCCCTGATCCTGAGTAGTCGAACACGTCGACACGAGCAGACCCTAGGCTCTTGTATCCCACACCACTGTCCCAATTGGTGGTGAAAACATCTCCGAAGTTTCCGGTAAGACCTGCGGCAAATGATCCCCAACCTGTCAAGTTGGCATTGAATCCGCTATTAAATGCGTAATTGATTTCGTCAGCCTTTACCTTGATACGCAATTCACGTGGATTTGTGTAGGCAGTAGGGGCATTGGAAATGCTAGGAGATGTACCGGTAATGAAATGGTTATCCATGTACGCGGTCTCATCTTCCGGAGCACCTGACACAACGATCACAGGAACCACAGCAGCCTTGGTAGCTCCACCAGCCACGGTCACAGAGTGAGTACCCTGCTGCCAGTCACCATTGCCAGGGTGCGTGTTCATGTTGGTGATCGTACCGTTATTGTATGTGGCTGCCACGATGTTTCCAGCGTCGTTGTACTGGCAGATAGCTGTAAACCACTGTGCCCCTGGTCTATCCAGAGACACCCATACAGATCCACGAATCGTCTCTCCCGCAACCACCTTGGCGAAAGCCTTCTCAGTGGGGTAAGGGAAGTACACGTTCAGACCCGAAGGAATCGTTCTAGGGGACTGTGTAGCGCCTCGGAAGACCATACCCCCACCGTACTGCCCGGAGAACGGTCTAGCGCTTGTACGGGCCACCGTACCGCTTCCTCCTTGCCCTGTAGAGAACTGAGGAGCGTAGCAGCAGATCGTTTGGTAAGAGGACGCGTCCAACGTCAGACGGTTACCGTAGTTGTTGTTCTCCTCAAACTGCACGTTGGTGACGTACTGAACATTTCCATCAGGAATATTGTTCCATACTGCACCAATTCCCGCATAAGCAGCACGAGGCCAATAAGAGCCATCACGGTAAACACCTGGAGCCGTAGCAGAAATCCATGGTCGTCCAGTGGTAGACGCATTGATATTCGGAGAGGCACTGCCCAGTACACGTGAGTTCGCAGCGTCAGCTTGTGTGGAATCCCAGATACCGAAATCGGTAAGACCTCCACGAATGATCTGTAGCTGAGGAACACCCGCACCACCAGAAGCACCAGAACCTACTGCCCCGATTTCCAGAGGATTGGTGTCATCAGGATAACCGTCACCACCGGACAGTCCCTCACCAATAGCTGACAGGACAAGCTGAGCAGGTCTCTGATTGACGTTGGAGAAGTAGGCATTGAAAGGTCCGTCAGTTTCTTCCTGAGTAGCCCCAGCAAACAGCATGACACTGACTGCATGAGAATCCCAAGCGTAACCAATGGAACCAATCTCTGTCCAGACACTTCCGTCTGGAGAAGTCTCAAAGAAGAATGTCTTTCCTTCTTCATCGCGAATTCTCCAGAACGCGTGGTCTACAGGATTGTAAACAGGGAATGTCTCAGCGGTGAGAAAGACTTCCTTATCCACGGAGACAAATCCACGGAACTGTCCTGTAGGACCGAAGCCCATCTGTACGTAATTGTTACTGTTGGCCTGAATAACCACAGCCGTCTGCTGGAACTCTCCCCCAGCGGGAACAACCTTCACACTGAAGGAGGAGTCAGCAGCGTTGTACAGCGCAGCGCCTAGGTAACTGGGAACAGGAGCAGAACGCAGGAATGTGGCCTTTAGGTCCGTGTCATATCCGTACGTCCCGCTTGCCATAGTCCAGACAGGATTCAGTGTCTGCCCCAAGAAGGGATCAGACAAAGTCTCTAGCAATGGGTAAGACATGAATGCTCCTTATGTTCCAAGTGCGTAGCGCTGAATTAGTCCATGACGTGTTTCCGTCTGGAGATTGGCATTCGTGATAGAAGCCAGGGTAGTCATGTTCCCCGTACCGTCACGGTTGTACTTCTTTACGATGATGCTGGTTCCATTGAGTGTGATGGTAATTCTCTCATAATCACCCAGACGAGTCCAGGTAGCCAAAGTAGACTCAATACCACCCAGCAACAGCACCAATCTGGTTCTTGTGCAGAACCACTTGTTGCTTCCAGTAGTGCTTCTGAATACCACACCGTTGTCGAAATTGGTCTTGTCCTCATAGTCGACACCGAATGTGTATCCGATAGTTCCATTGGCACGTCCGTCATTTACCAACAGGTAAGTGTACTTAGGCTTAGTGCCCAGTGCTGCAAAGGCATCTGGATTCACTCTTGCCTGCCCGAATGTGCTTTCCCAGTAAGTAGCTCCTGTAGGAGTCACAGCCCATGCCACATTTGTTGTGTTGTCTGTGTTACCGTCCAGGTTTGCGTAGTCCGTGTCAAAACGAGCAAACATCGTTGCGTTGGTAGGAGCCGTAGCCGTGAACAGAGTGTTACCGTCGTCGTCATACCAAAGGATGTGTGAGCGTGCATTGACGTTGGTTGCGGAAACCGTTCTGGTCGTGTAGTGTGACGCCGTAAACGCCTGTTCAGCAGGACTGATGTACTGCCAGTAGACATTGGAAGCGTAACGTCCTGTAGGGGACTGCCCAGTGTTTGACTCAAGGCAGGTGTACAGGATACCGTTGTGCTGAACCTGATCCCCAACAGAGAAGGGAAGAACAGCATCCCAGGTAGGTACACGAGGAATCGGAATACCATCACGCACAAACTGACCACGACCGACACCAACGTTGGACGCCTGTAGCTCCCAGTACAAGTCATTCGTACCAGGAGTCA